ATCACCAATCCAACAATCACTGCAGAAGACTTACCCTTCTATCCATTAAAAGATAGAAGAGACCAAAGTGACTTGAGTCAATTTGCAAGAGGTAATGTATTAAGTAAAGACATGAGTGTGGTTGGATTTAAAACTGAATCAGAACCCAAGTATCCTTACAACAAAGTGTTGCATAGTGAATCGGGTCATGTGTTAGAAGTGGATGATACACTTGGTAAAGAAAGACTTTCTATGTATCACCGTTCAGGAAGTTTTCAGGAAATACAACCCGATGGTTCGGTTGCAACCCGAGTGGTAAATAATAATTATCAGGTAATATGTAAAGACGACAAGATTTACATAGCTGGTAATGCAGACTTAACAGTAGAGAAAGGAAACGTGACAATCAATGTTAACACTGGTAATGTAGACATGAAAGTGTTAAAGGGTAATGTCACTTCAGAGATTACAGAAGGAAATCTGAAAGCAGATATCCTCAAAGGAACAACAGACGTATTATCAGAAGGTAAGATTACAATCACTGGTAATAAAACAACAGAAATTATATCAGACACAACAGTCACGGGAACACTTACAGTATCGGGTGCAACTGATTTACAATCGACATTAGATGTCACTGGTAAACAATCAAATGCAAGTAGTATTACTGCAAGTGGAGAAGTTCAAGGTAAGGGTGTTAAACTTTCAACACATACACATAGAATTAATTCAGGTTCTTCTGCTGGTGCTACATCGAAACCTAATTAGTTTGTATAAATAGTTGTATGGCAAAGACAACTGCAACATCAGAGTACACCGATATTGATTTACTTTTTAAACCACATCCGATTACAGGGGATGTGACTATTAAGAAAGATGATGCAGCGGTTAAACGTGCAGTTAAGAATATATTATTATCTAATTTTTACGAGAGACCTTTTAAACCAGGCTTTGGTTCAGGTTTAAATAATGCACTATTTGAATTAGATACAGATAGAAAGATTAGAAGACTTGGTTCGATTATACAAGAATCGATTGAAAAACTAGAACCAAGAGTTACCAACGTACAAATAAAAATGTTAGTGCGAGATAATACTATTGATATGACAATACATTTCGACATAGTGCATGGAAGCAGAAATCAAGAAACTAAAATTACAGTAAATAGGATTCGATAATGGCAATAAACAGTTCACTCATAAATGTTACCGATTTAGATTTCGATGACATCTCTAATAATTTAAAGGAATACCTTAAAGGGCAAGACAGTTTAAAAGATTTTAACTTTGAGGGGTCAACATTATCAATGTTAGTTGACTTACTTGCATATGCATCTCATATCGGTGCAGTTAATACCAACATTGCAGCTTCAGAATTGTTTTTAGACTCTGCACAAATCAGAAAGAACGTTGTATCACGTGCAAAGGATTTGGGTTTCACACCATCATCCGAAAAAGCTGCAGTTGCAAATATAGATTTAACAATTTCAAACGTATTAAACTCTGATGGTTCATCACCTTCGATAACTGATATGATTTTATCAGCAGGTTCAGTTTTTTCAACCGTGTTTGATGGAGTAACATATAATTTTGTTCTTGTATCATCGAAAACACCAACTCAAAATGGAACATCTTTTCAATACAATGATATCGATATACATCAAGGTACACTTATAACAGATACATTTGTATACGACAGACAGATTACTAACCCTAAATTTGTATTATCAAATAAAAGAAGTTCAAGACAAGCAGAGATAACGACTGTAAGTGTTAATAGTGGTGGAATAACCTCAACGTATACACAATCATCTAGTATATCTTCGTTGACTACTACGACCAAAGCATATTTTGTAGAAGAAAATGATGATGGATTCACAAATATTTATTTTGGAGATGGAACACTAGGTGTAGAGTTAAAAGATGGTGATGTAATTAATGTTACTTATCTCGTAGTCGATGAAGTACATGCAAACGGAGCCAAAACATTTAGTATGGTTTCATCTGTAAACGGTTTTAGTGATTCATCAATAGTTACCAATACAGCTGCAGCAGGTGGTGCAGAGAAAGAAGATTTAGAGTCAATAAAATTCAAAGCATCTAAATCCTTTTCTTCTCAAAACAGATTGGTAACTCTAAACGACTACAAATCTAAAGTTGAAGAGTTCTATCCAAATGCAGATGCAATTGCAGTATGGGGTGGAGAAGACAACGACCCCCCTCAATACGGAAAAGTATTCATTGCACTTAAACCTTTAAATTCTGATTACTTAACACAAGAAGAAAAGGATGTTGTTGTTAAAAATTTAAACTCATTAAACATGTTAACAGTTCGACCACAAATAGTCGATGCAGAAATTGTCAAAATTCTTGTAACAACTGTTTTTAAATATAACGAAAGAAAAACAGTTTTATCAATTGGAGAATTGGAAACTTTAGTAAGACAATCAATTTTAGATTTTGATAGTAATAATTTAAATACATTCGATAGTATTTTTAGACACTCTAATTTAACTAAAGTTATAGATGATGTAGACGAATCTATCTTATCTAACGTTACAAATATAAGATTAAGAAAAGCATTAAATATTAGATTGGGATTAAACAAATCTCTAGGATATGAAGTAGAGACAGGTAATGCACTTTACCATCCTCATGATGGACACAACAAATCAGGGGGTGGTATAACAACTACAACAGGATTCTATGCATCAGGAGATTCATCAAATATTCATTACTTTGATGACGATGGTTCAGGTGTTGTAAGAAGATATTACCTTTCAGGTTCAACAAGAGTTTATGTAGACAATTCAGCAGGAACTGTTGATTACAATACAGGTAAATATGTAATCAATACGATTAATATAACATCAACAGTTAATTTAGATAACACAATTGATTTCACAGTCATTCCAAATAGTAATGATGTCGTTGCAACGAGAGGGAAACTAATCGATATAGACGCAGATAATATTTCGGTGACTGGAGAACTAGATACCATTTCAAGTGGTGAATCTAGTGCAGGTGTAGGTTTTACTTCCACCTCAAATTACACATACTAGGTTGTGTGTGTAATTAATAATGTATAACGTGATTCAAGACACATTGTGTGCTTGAAGTAGCATCCCATTTATTTGGTTTATAGGAGAAAAAAATGGCAGATAAAAAAATAACAGCTTTGACACAAGTATCTGATTCAGATATCGGTGCAGCTGATTTACTACACATTGTAGATAACCCTAGCGGTACACCCGTTAATAAAAAAATGACTATCGGTCAAATGTTTGAAAATATCCCCACTCACCTTGCTGTGAATGATATTACAACTTTGACTGCAACTGCATCTAACCTTGCAGCATCTTTTGTAACAGAGATTGATTTATCAAGTGCATCAGGTGATGTTGCATTTACATTAGATAATGGTTCAGATAACGGTCAGTTAAAAGTCATATATGCGTCTACAGAACCAGCATCAACATATGCAGCTAACATTACAGTTTCTAACTGGGGTTATTCTGCAACTGCATCTAATCAAATCGTTCTTGATAGTTTAGGTGAAGCAGTAATTTGTATATGGAACGGTGCAAAGTGGTTTCCATTAGGTTCAATTGGCGCAACCATAACATAAGAGATATAAAAAATGTCTATGGTGATTGATAAACTAACTCACGGACTTAATAGTCTTTTACCACAGTTTGTAAAAGATGAGTCACCCGAGTTTGTTGCATTCATCAAAGCATATTTTGAATATCTAGAGTTTGAAAGAATTGAACTTTCAACTCAAAGTGATATCGATGGTATATTACTCGAACAAGGAACAGGGTCAGGTTCAGTTTTATTAGAGCCTGGCACTGTTTCACCATCACCCGACCAAGACAATTCTAAAATTGTTTATGAGGCCACAGTTACAAACACAAACGAAAGAGCAGACCCATTTAAAGTAGGTGAATATGTTGTTGGAAAAACAAATAAATCTGTTGCACAAATTAAAGTTATAAATGGAAACATTCTTTACGTTAAAACTATACACGGTTTAGGTTTCGAAAAAAATGAAATCATAGAGGGAAGAGAGACCCAACAAACAGGAACAATTGCAAAGTATAAAGAAAACTCTATTCGTGCAAACAATCAATTATTAAATTATTCTGATATCGATAAAACCTCTGTTGGTTTTTTACAATATTATCAGAACGACTTCATGCCTCAAATCAATTCAGATATTCAGGCAGACAAAAGACTTGCAGTTAAACACATAAAAGAATTATACGAGAAAAAAGGTACGACTGCATCATTAGAATTTTTATTCAGGATATTGTATGGGGAAGATGCAGAAGTTTACTATCCAATTGATAATACACTACACCTATCAGAATCTTCTTACATAGAACAAAGTAGAATGGTAATCTTATCTGATACGTTACCAGTCAGAGGGGATAGAGTTAGAGAGTATCAAAACGGTGATACTAATAGTAAAATTCTTGCAGAAGCAGTTATAGAAAATGTATATTACGATGGTATATCTGTACATTACAAGTTAGACATAACATTAGAACATGTTGGTTCATTCACACAAGGTGCAACAATTCATCTTACAAACAGAGATACATCAATCACATCTACTGGAACTGTAGTCGGTATAGTGAGTGGTTTATCGTATGATTTATCCTCTACTAAAATTGCGCTGAACAATCACTTTGTTAATGATGAAATTGAGTTAGTTGACGACAATCCAGGCGACCTTCTTTTAGAAGACGGTAGTTCTCTTATCACTGAAACAACAAGTACTGGTTCTCTATATGCAATGAACGATACCATAAATTTTGATGCACCAAAATTAGATGAAGGTAATATAACAGTTGCAAAAACAGTTGTTGATTCAATTGAAACTGGTGGAGTTACAAAGGTTTTCATAGAAGAAGCAGGTACAGGATATACGCCAGGCGATTTAGTTATATTTGAAGATGCAGGAACAGGTGGTTCAGGTGCATTGGGTATCATAGGTTCAGTTGGTGATGAAATTATTCTTGAGTCAGGTGCAACCGATGGACATTATCAATTTACCATAAGTGCAACCGACCCTACTGATTCTGTTGGTGAACTTGATGATTATAATAATTTTTTAGTTTTTGAAGAATGGAACGTAGAAGTATTTAAAAATGGAATCTTACAAGTATATCCTACTGATATAAGTTTTCAATCAGGTAGAAAAAGTAATATAGATTTTACAAACCCTTTATCTGTAGGTGATGTAGTAGAAGTCTATGCAGACATTTATCATATTTTAGCAGAGAACGATGATGGTGAAGGGTCGACAATTAATCTTGAGTCTTCAGACCAAAGAATTAGAAGTATATTAATTTCTAATAAAGGTGCAGGATACGGCATATTACCTAAATGTTCGCCTGGCGGATACATCTATCTTGACAGTGTAACAGGATTTACTGCAAACGAAAACGTAACCAATACTGGTGGTGCAACAGCAACAATTGTAAAAGTAGATGCACAAAATAATAGACTTATTGTAAAAAGAGACTCAACACATACTGGGTCGTTTGCAGTTGATGAAGTAATTACAGGTGGCACATCATTATCAACGGGAACTATATCACAATTAAAAATGCCATCAGGTACAGGTGCAAAATTAATTGCATATTCAGATGAAATAGGAAAGATTGGAAGTGTCAACATTTCTGAAACAGGAAGTGGTTTTACTGAAGATGCACTGATTGCTGGAACTTCAACTCATCCGATGTTAATAACTAAATTATCTGCATCGATTGACGTACAAGATTCTATAACAGGTGACTTTTCGGATGCAACTGGTATCGTAAGTAGTTATGATTCTGATAGACAACTTTTAAAATTGATACAAGTTGATGGGGAATTTATTGAGGGAGAAACCGTAACTTTTGATTCAACTCAATCATTTGAAATAATAAAATACAATGATTTGAAAGCAAGAGGAAAAATGTCAGGTGAAGCAATCATTGGTAAAAGAACTACAGGTGATTACGGTAACCTAGATTCCTCTGAACAAAACATTCACGATAATAAATTTTATCAGTCACATTCATATGTTGTAAGAGTTGGTGAATCAATTAATAGGTGGAGAAGTGCACTCAAAGATTTACTACACCCATCGGGTCATATTTTCTTTGGTGAAGTATCGATTAAATCTAACGTTGTTGCAGGTGTTGAAGATATGGTATCTTTCCAACCTACAGTTATTATTGAAGCTTCTCTTGTTCCACAAGTTATAAATGCATTTGCAAATTCTCAAAGAACAGTTAAGATACATGAAGAAGTTGATATGCAGATTGCATATCTAGATGCAGGAGTTCCAACAGCTGAAACAGACCCAAGAACGGGTGGTGTAATAACAGAACCAAGAACAGAATATGGTGATTCATCTCATAGAAATAGACACATGAATATATTTAAGATTGTGTCAAAGGTAGAATCATCAACACTTGTTGGAACAAGAACAGACCAAGGAACATCTACTGCAACATCCTTATCATTAGAGAGTGCTAATGAAGATTACTTTGTAATAGACAATGAGAGAAGACCTGCAAGACAAGGTAAGGTTAAACAGGTTGCAACACTTCATGATGAGATACTCGTTTTAGAAGACGGTGGAAAAATAGAAAGAGAAGATATATTCGGTCACTTAAGATTAGAACCAAAAGAAGATAGAGAATATGTTGCTGATTTCGGTGCAAGAATTATTTTAGAAGACGATGACATATTACAACTTGAAGATGCAACAACTGAAGAAGAGACTCTATACTTTATAACCGAAAGGTCTATCAGTTTAATGGACAATGCATTTATTTATTTTGAAGATAACAACAGAATAATTTTTGAAGACAACACAGCAATGGTAGACGAGGAAGCATCTGAAGTAGATAATTACTCATTTGTTAATATAGGGCCTACCTTTGCATCACTAAATACAATTAGTGAACAACAAACATATGATATTGTATATTATATAAAAGACGAGACAGATGAAGATAACATCACTCTCGAAGATGGATATGGTTCGTTTATGAGCGAAGAATCTAAATCTGAAGGATTAAGAATAATTGATTTGGGTGAACAACTTGGAAACTTTTTCATACCCGAATTTAATACTCACTTCAAAGAAAGAACTAATTTTACATTCTCTTCGTATATAAAATCTGCGTAGAGATATAAATAGTATTATAAAATAAAATTTAATACCAAGGGGATAATTTAAAATGGCAGCAATAATTACCGAAAAGTTTAGAGTACATAACGCTAGACAATTCAAAGAAGATTTTGGGGAATCAGCTTCCTCAACGTTTATTTTCATAGGACGTTCATTCGATTGGGCAGATGAAAACTCACCACCTACACCAGTTAACTCTGTACGTGACGAAATAGATTCATATGCAGATATGATTGCAATGAAAAAAGTTGCATCATCTGATGTATCACATGCACTTTCAAGAAGAGATTGGGCATCAGGAACTTCATACGATGAATATGCAGATGACTATAGTGCAAGTAATCTTGCACCAGCAAGTAGTGCAAACAATCTGTATGATTCAAGATTTTATGTTATTACAGATGAATACAATGTATATAAATGTATAAGAACAGGAAGAGATTCTAGTGGTGCTGTAGTTAGTTCAACTGTTAAACCAACAGGGACTTCTACATCTCCTTTTGCAGTTCAAGATACTGCTGCAGCTTCAGGTAGAGGTTATATGTGGAAATACATGTATTCAGTCTCTGCATCCGATACAATTAAATTTGTGACTAATGACTTTATCCCCGTCAAGACAATTGGTGCACAAACTGAAGTATTCGGTGATGTTGCTGGAGTCGGTTCTGCAGCTGCAGACGATGGTTCTACACAATGGGACGTAGAAAATGGTGCAATAGACGGTGGTATTCATCATATTAAAGTTGTGAACGGTGGTTCAGGTTATACAAACGGAACATATACTAACGTAAATATCGTTGGTGATGGTTCAGGTGCACAATGTACTGTTACTGTTGAAGGTGGTGCAATTGTTCATGCACAAATAGAAAGTGCAGAAGAAGGAACAGGATATAGAAGAGCAGAAATCAATGTTGCTGATATTTCAGGAATTGGTTCAGGAACTTCAGGTGATTTAAAACCAATCGTTTCTCCAATTTACGGACACGGTGCAGACCCAGTAGTAGAAATGGGTGGTAACTATGTTATTGTAAACTCAAGATTAGAGTTTGCAGAAGGTTCAGGTGATTTCCCGACAGATAACGATTTTAGAAGAGTAGGATTAATTCAAGACCCTTTCCAAGATGGTACAACAACCATATCAACAGATGCGACATTAATGGCATGTAATAAAATAGTAGTTGCAAGTGCAACTGGATTAGGAGTTGATGATATAATCACTAATGCAGCTGTTGATGCAACAGGTGTTGCAGTTGGTAGAATCGTATCAATAAGTGGTACAAATATTTTTTATACTCCAGTTACAAATGCAGGTAACGGATACAATGATTTTGCAGGTGCAGATACAGTGTATGTCAGTGGTTCAAGTGTAACAACTGTATCTTCTGTAGATTCAGATTTTCCCGAAGTCGAAAGATATTCAGGTAATATCATGTATCTAGAAAATAGAGGTGCAGTAACAAGAGCTTCAGACCAAATCGAAGATATCAAATTAATTATAGAAATGTAAGGTAACCCCTTACATTTCACAGGATAAAATATGCCAGAGAATACAGACTTAAATACATCCCCATATTTTGACGATTATGATAATACGAAGAATTACCACAAGGTATTATATCGTGCATCAAGACCTTTACAAGCTAGAGAATTAACTCAATCACAATCTATCTTACAAAATCAAGTAGAAAGATTTGGTGGTCATTTCTTTAAAGAGGGTGCAATTGTTGAGGGTGCACAAGCTGATATTGATATGGATATCTACTATGTGAAAGTAGATGCAAATAATCCTAATAGTTTAGGTACATCTACTATTGAATCATATAGAACTGGTTTTCATGGTAAATCATTAAGAGGTAAAACTTCAGGTGTTGTTGGTAAAGTTATTTTCAGTGCAGCTGAAACTTCATCCGATGACCCAACACTCTTCATTAAATATCAAGTTCAAGGAACAGACACAAAAAATTCATATCAATTCTTATCAGGAGAAGATTTAGAGGAAGTAGGAATTGATGCAAGTGGAAACGTTTCTGCAGTATCAAATAACAATGAGTTTCAAGTAGAACCCGAATCAGATGAACCACAAGGTAGAGCAAGTATTGCAAACATATCAGAGGGTGTTATTTTTACAAGAGGTTTTTTTGTTAGAGTTGAACAACAAAAAATTGTAATAGAAAAATATTCAGGAAGACCTTCTGCAAGAATAGGTTTAACTATTAACGAATCTTTAATAAGTTCTGCAAGTGATTCATCTTTATTGGATAATGCATCAGGAACAAGTAACGAAAATGCGCCAGGCGGTGACAGATTAAAAATAGGATTAACTTTTGCAAAGAAATCATTAACAGATACAACAGACGAAAACTTCATAGAGTTATTAAGAGTTAATCAGGGTATATTAGAATTACAAGTTTTAGAGACACAATATAACACAATAGAGAATACACTTGCACGTAGAACATTCGATGCAAATGGTGATTTCGTTGTTAGACAATTTTTACCAACAATTAAAGAACATTTAGACGATGGTTCAAATAATGGTGTATACGGTTCTACCTTTGGTGGATTAGAATCAAAATTTGTCTTATCAGTATCGCCAGGCAAAGCATATGTAAAAGGTTTTGAAATTGATAAAATAGGAACATCACCTATAACACTCGACAAAGCAAGAACAACAAAAAGTTTAACTGGTGCAAACACTCCAGTTAGATTAGGAAACTTTATAAAGGTAAAAAATACACATTCAGCTCCCGAGTTTGGTAACGAAACTGGAAGTGATACACAATCACCATTTCAGGTTGCAAAATTATATGATGCAGTCATAGCTTCTGCAGGTTCAGAAAATTCATCAGGTCATATTGGTTTCTGTAGAATTAGAAACGTTGATTTAGATGAAGGAACAGATACAAGTGGTGTCTATAATGACACAAGTAAATTTAACGTATATCTTTTTGATATCAAAATGTTTACAAAAATTTCTTACTCTGCACATAGTGGAACTGCAATAGTTGGTGATAGAGTAACAGGTTCATCATCAGGTGCAGTGGGTATTGTTGGATATGATAACAATTCAGATGCACTTTTTGTTCATGATGTCGTAGGAGAATTCACATCAAGTGATGCAATATCTTCCGAGAATGGAAGTTTTGCAATGACAGCTAGTCAAAACACTGCAGTTAGAAATTATAATATCGATAGAGCAAGAGGTATTTCACAAGAACCAAACGAATCAACTAGAGAAAAATTTACAGCAGATTTACATTTAGATTCAGATAAAATCTTATTAGGTTCAGTAACAATTAGTGGAACTAGTGTTACAGGTTTTGGAACAAACTTTACTGCAGAATTAAAAGAAGGTGATGTTATCATTGATGGTGGTGGTGCAGAAAAAATAATTGCATCCGTAACAGATGCAACTACAGCAACACTTACTGCAAGTGCAACTGGAATATCAAATGCAAACGTAACTAGAAGACGTGCAAAAGTAAATGAACAGGATAAAACTGCATCGATTTATGCATGGCCTAGAGATTATGTTAAAGAACATACACCCGACCAACTAACAGTTAGAAGACAAACAGTAGTTACAATTGCATCACAATCTGTATCTATATCAACAGGTGCAAACGAAACCTTTGATACAGTAAATACAGATAATTTCATGATTGGTGTTATTGAAGAGGCTTCAGGTTCACCAACATTAAACAATGGTGATGTTTTAAACATCGAAGATTTCACAACTAACGTAACATCTAGTGGGTCAGGACAATCCATATCAATAAGCGGATTCAATGCAGCTGACGATGGTGCAGTATTAAAAATAACTTTTACTATAGACATAAACTCACCCGTAAACAGAGATAAAACATTAAGAAAATCTAGAGTATTAAAAGTAGGAAATTCTAGAAGTACTGGTGGTTTTTATGGAACATGTTATGATGACAGAGACATATCATTAGGTGTTGCAGATGTATTTAAAGTAAGAGCAATTTATGAAAGTGATGGAGTTGCAGAAGCATTACCACCAAGTGCTGTAATAACAGAGACAGGTTCTGCAAGTTTTCAAAATTTCGAAACAATAACAAATGGAGCTGGAGATAAAGCTGTATTTGTAAATTATGGTGGAACAGGAAACACTTCACATTTTTATTACACAGGCACAGGAACATTTAGTAACAGTGATACCATAACAGGTGAAACTTCTAGTGCAACTGGAACACTTGCAACTGTAACAACAGGTTCAAAAAATATAACAGGTAGATACTTCTTTGATGATGGTCAGAGAGACGGATATTATGATTTAGGTAAAATAACACTTAAACAAGGTGAACCATCACCATCAAATTCGATACTAGTCGTTTTTGATTATTTTACAGTATCGGGTGCAGGAGATTTCTTTGATGTGAATTCTTACTCTGATGTTAATTATAAAGATATACCAAAATACACTCCTAATAGAATTGACCTAGGTGGATTAGAACCCGATGGACAATTTGAATTATCAGATGCAGTTGACTTTAGACCAGTAGTAGGACAAATACTAGGAACAACAACTTTTAGTTCAGGTACACCCGACCCAACATCACCGATAGACTTGAGTAACACCTCTAGTGGTGCTGTTAGTTCACCCTTTTCATATACATCTAGAAGTTTTAAAGGTGCAGTATCAGGCATTACAGCAACAGGTGCAAGTGCAACCGATGTACCAGTAAACGGAACAAACGTAGTTGGTGATATAGGTTTTTATGTTGGAAGAATAGATAAAATATTTTTACATAAAGAAGGTGGTTTTGAAGTGTCTGTAGGAACACCTGCACTTTCACCAACAAAACCAAAAGCAATCGATGAAGCAATTCAAATGTTCGAAGTTCATATTCCAGCATTTACTAATAATCTAAAAGAAGTTGTTGTAAAAAGTTTTGACCATCGAAGATTTACCATGAAAGACATTGGTAAAATTAATAATAGAGTTGCAAATTTAGAAAGATTAACATCATTATCATTACTAGAAAGAGACACTTCTACACTTCAAGTATTAGATGCAGATGGTTTTGATAGATTTAAATCAGGATTTGTAGTAGATTCATTTAAAGGTCATGATACAGGTGATGTTGCACATCCCGACTACAGAGTTAGCATGGATGCAAAATTAGGTGCAATGAGACCTGAAAATTATCAAAACTTTTTTGATATAACACTTGACACTACAAACTCATCAAGTTATCAAAAGACTGGTGATTTATTGACATTACCTTATTCACAAATATCATATGTAAATCAAAATCTTGCATCAAGAGCTATAAATGTTAACCCATATAACGTGTTTGCATTTATAGGAACATGTAAATTATCACCCGAAACAGATATATGGCAAGACCAAACAAGATTACCCGAAGTTAGAATAAACAGAGAAGGTAACTTCAATGCAGTATTAAATGATAATACAAATGCTCTAGGTTCAGTATGGAACTCATGGCAAACATCATGGGTAGGTGAACCAAGAGTTACAGATACAGAAGTAACTGCATCCTCACAAGGTTCATGGTCAGGTGACCCAGCACAAGATGGTGAGTGGGTAAATGGAATAGAGGTTTCAAGAGAAATAACAGAAACACCCGAAACACAAACAAGAACAGGTATAAGAACTACAGTCGTTGAAGACTTTGTAGAAGACAGAAGAGACAGAGTGGTTAGTATTAACATTATACCATTCATTCGTGCAAGAACAATAGAAATAGATGCACAAAACTTGAAACCAAACTCATACCATTATGTTTACTTTGATAATATAGATGTTAATGAGTTTGTAAGACCTTTCAGCGCAACATACTCACAAGATGGTGGTACAACAGTAAGTTCGGGTATTAAAGCAGACGGTAACGGTAGAGTTCGTGCATATTTTGAATTACCAAATACAAATAAGAGAAGATTTTCTACAGGTCAAAGAGAACTTAAAGTAACTTCAAGTATATTTAATCAGAGTAATCCATCTTCGGTTGCAGCTGCAATGTATCAAGCACAAGGATTATTACAATCTAATCAAACTGAAGTAGTATCTACAAGAAATGGTAGAGTTATAACAGAACAATTAAATGATTCAAGACAGTTTACAAGAAGAGGTGAAAGAATTAATGCAAGGTCAATTGATACTATTGCACCCGAAAGACCCGAACCACAAAATGAATCACCACCTGAATTGCCACCAATCACGACTGGGAATATATCGGATGTAGTCATTACACCATTAACATTTCCAATCATACAAGCACCTCTGCCTTCAGGAAGGTCAGTTTTTGATTTTGATTTTGATTTTGAAAGAGGATGGAGAGACCCACTTGCACAATCATTTATGGTTGAAGCAAACGGTGGTATGTTCATGACATCTATTGATTTATATTTTAAAACAAAAGATAATTCATTACCAGTTTCAGTTGAAATTAGAAATATGGTAAACGGATACCCAGGCCAAGTTGTTTTACCTTTCTCTGTTGTAACTAAAAATCCATCAGATGTTAACTTATCACAAGATGGTTCTGTTGTAACAACATTTACTTTTGATTCTCCAGTCTATCTAGAGCACATGAATGAATATTGTTTTGTTGTTCTATCAAACTCTAACGAATACGAAACCTTTATTTCAAAAATGGGTGAAAAGGATTTAATCACATCTGAAACTATTTCAGGTCAACCATATGCAGGGTCATTATTCAAGTCTCAAAATGCATCTACATGGTCAGCTGAACAAACAGAAGATTTAAAATTCAATATGAAAATTGCAAATTTTGATACTTCAAAAACTGCAGATATTAGATTCGATAATACAGCGATAGATGCAGCTGAATTACAAAATAATCCAATTGAAACTACAAGTGGTTCAAGAGATGTCAAAGTTTATGCATTTAACCATGGACATTATGACACATCTAGTAATGTTACCATTACAGGTGTAACAGGTGATAAGACAGGTGCAGTATTTACAGTAGACAATGGAACAGTTGATTCAGGAACATTACCATCTGCTGGAACATATACAGGTATTGCAACCACAACAAGTGGAAGTGGTACAGGATGTGAAGTTGATATCACTGTTGTGAATACTGGTGTATTAGAAATATCAAGTATAGTAATATCTAAAGTAGGTTCAGGATATGATGCAGCAGATTCATTGACCGTAACTAACTTTAGTGGAACACAAACAGTAACTATTCAAATAGATTCAGTTGGTAATACACTGGGTGGATTACCAGTAAATGCAATAAACCAAACATTTACAGCTGTATCAGATATCAAAATTGATACATTTAAAGTTGCACTTGATTTAAGTTCATATGATTTTGCATCATCTTTAAATGCAGATGATTCAACAGTCGGTGGTGGAAATTCTGCAACATCGACAGTAAATTATTATTTTGATAGTTTACATACTATTGTTCCTTCTTTTGGTGCAAAGGGTACGTCCATCAGTGCAAATATCAAATCAACTGCAATGAAGTCACCCGAAGGTTATATTAGTGGTACTGCATATCAGAAACGAACAACATCGAGTTTTATAACATTAAATGATAATAACTTCTTTGATGCACCAAGTATCATTGCATCAACGATAAATGAAAATAATGAAATGTCAAACGAGAAATCGTTTACACTTCAAACACAATTACAAACAGTCAACCCTAACTTATCACCAGTAATCGATGTCGGTTCTATTGGTTGTTTGGGTATTGCAAACAGAATTAATGGATTAAATAGTAGTAGTGTTGCAACTATTACTCCAACAAATAATCCCGATGGTGAATTAAACACTATGACTTATATAACTAAAAAAGTTATGTTAAAAACACCTGCAACTTCTATTAAAGTTCTTGCAGATATTTTTAGACCGTCCACAACAGACATTAAAGTTATGTTTAAGATTCTAAAAAATGATGAGTCTACACCGTTTGATGATTTAGGATTTGAATTTTTTAATTCAAATGGTTCACCCGATACCACGGTGGACAATGATGCAAGAAACTTCAAAGAGTATGAATATACTGCAGAAGGTCTTGCAGAATTTAGTGCCTTTGCAATTAAGATAGTTGGACAAGCACACAACACTTCAGTTGTTCCTCTTGTTTCTAACTTTAGAGCAATTGCACTTGCTACTTAATAAGAATTAGGTTATAATATATTATGGAAAATTTAAAAGCAGAAATGGTAGCACCCTTTGGGCCAGTAATATACAAAGGGAAATTTGAAGATAAGTACATCGATGAGATGTTGAACAAAACAGAAGAAGCAAGAAATAATAAACAATTAGATGCTTCTCAATATTTGGTTGGAAGAATCAAAGAACAATACGAGATTTCAAGTATTGTTTCAGAAGATTGTGTAGAACATTTATACAATCATTGTGCAAATTACTGGTGGAATTACACTGGTCAAAATGCACCCGATAACTCTCTTTATCTAGAAAGTTTATGGGTAAATATCCAAAGACCTTATGAGTTCAATCCAGTTCATCAACATGGTGGTGCTTTTTCATTTATCATTTATCTGAAAAATACAATTGGTTATGAAGATGTGGTTGATAACGAATACGATAAAAACCAACATCAAAAGATTGCAGGACAAGTTGAATTTTTGTATGGTGAATATAATTTTATGAATGCAGATACATTTCGACATAATCCACAACAAGGAGATATAATGATATTTCCAGCATGGTTAAAACATACTGCATATCCTTTTTACAAAGAAAATGAAGAAAGGTTGAGTGTTGCAGGAAATTTTTATTTTAACCTAGGTGGTCAGAATGTAGATGTTCATGACCCTAATTTTAATAGTGCAGATATTAAAACAGAAAACTTTACATATGAAACAAAATAATTACATCAAAGTTAAAGGACATACACATCTTGTAAGAGAAGAAGCTTCGGGTGCAATTGTCAATACCGATATACAATCATATAAACTAGCAATTAAGAGAAAAGAAACGTTTCAAAAACAAAAAGAAGAGATAAATAGTATAAAGAGTGAAGTAAAAGAGATGAAATCACTCATGATACAATTAATAGAGAAACTAAATGGCTAAAACAGTAGATAACTTTTCAACTCTAGTAAATTTTAGAGATACTTATAATGAACTTGCAACTGATGTCGGTGATAAGTCAGGATTACGAACATCTGAAACACAAACTTTAGTTGATGCAATCAACAGTGTTGAAGATAAATCATTCTTCTTTCAAGAGTTTATCTATGTTGCAACATCGAGTCAAACTGCATTTACAGGTGACGATTCTTTTGGTAACACATTATCTTTTAGAGGTAACAGAATTCAAGTATTTAAAAATACTGATTTATTAATAGAGGGCACCGATTACACAATCAGTGCAGCAGACTCACAAGGTTTATCAAACACTATAAATTTAATTTCGGGTGCATCCGTTTCTGATAAGATTTCAATTTTTGCATTCACAGGTTCATATCTCGGAACTGTTGCAAGCGGTGTTAGTGGTGAGTCAGGTTTTTTCACTGAAACTGCTTCAAATACCATCTATAATCTTAACACCAATGGTATTGTTTTTAACTCAACGGATACTCCAGTCACTTCGTTAGAAAGTGGGTATGGTCTTCAGTTAGAAGGTAATACTTTTGTAAACGGTGATATGAAAGTTGATACAGGTCATACCTTTGAATCTCCAAGTATAACAGACGGTACTGCAACTATAACAGGTGGTGTTGGAACAGGTTTTACTAACGTTACTTCAACAGGTTTTTCAGGTAACATATCGGGTACAACTGCATCCTTCTCAACTGCAGCTATATCTTCTGCAATAACAGGAACACCTAATATAACAGGTGGACAAATCACAACAAATCACACTTCAAATACTGGTGGTTTTGCAAGAAATACTTATCAATCAACTTCTGCTCCTACTACAGGAGACGGTCAAGTTGGTGATGTTTGGATTCTCTATTCTTAAACTTCTAAATTTGCATAAATAGTTGTATGGCTATTATTGCAAATATTTTTATTGACCAAGGAACAGACTTCAGTATATCGGTAGATGTCACTGATGCAACTGGTGGTGTATTAAATTTAACAGGTTATACAACACTTGCACAAATAAGAAAAACTTATTCGTCTTCTACTATTGCTGCAACCTTTACTACGTCACATAATAATAATGGTGGCACTGTAACCATGTCTTTGGAAGATGCAACTACACTAACTTTAGATGCAGGAAGATATGTATACGACTTGAATATAACAAGTGGTGCTGGAGTAGTAACAAGAGTGGTCGAAGGACAAGCAATAGTAACGCCAGGCGTATCTAGGAGTTAATTATGGCAATAAAAGGAACATTAAGTAGAGTTGCAACCATCGGTGGTAGAGTTGCAGGGACTAGTGGCATTGTTGCAAAACAAGTATCTGTAGGTGCAAATACAAATGTAGACATAACCACAAAAACCCTTGCAGAATTATCAGATGTTTCTGCAGTTGAAGTGGACGAAGGTGTCCTCAAATATAATGCAGCGACGGATAGTTGGGAAGCATCAAACCAATTAGATGGTGGAACTTATTAAGTTTAACATAAACCTTACATTATGGAATTTCTGGGCGAATCAATCACCAGCTTCAATGTAGAAGCAACCAATAAATGTGTACTTAAGTGTAGTGCATGTGATAGAACACTTCGTCCCGAAATCATAAAAAAATTAGAAGACCTTTCTCCAAAGGTGTTTCATAAAATTCTTTTCGAAGACTTAAGACATGCTGACCTAAACAACACTCTTTTCAATTTTTGTGGAATCTATGGTGATAATCTTTATCATAAAGAAATATTCACTATCTTTAAGCTTATAAAGGAAAGAGGTAGTAGAATACATCTAGAAACTAATGGGAGTTATAAAACAGAAAAATGGTGGAATGAATTATTTTCCATATTATCTCATAATGATAAAATTACATTTTCAGTTGATGGAATGGAAGACACTAATGTTATCTACAGAGAAAACTCTGATTGGGAAAGTATAAATTTAGGAATGAAACTTGCAGGTGAATCTAATGTATTATCAACGTGGAAATTTATTATATTCAGTCATAACCAACATCAAATAGAAGATGCAAAAAAACATGCATCAAAATTGGGTATTACACGATTTTTAACTCGTAATAGTGGTAGGTTTTTGGGCATGGATGACCCATTACGACCCGATGAATCACATATCGGTTTACAACAGATTCATAGAGAACATGTACAGAAGTA